AAGAAGATTTCAGAGGTCTTTTGTACGGTGCGTTATTGATTCCCGATCAACTCATTTACCGACGCGACGACAAGACCGAAGAAGAATACTACGTTAAGTATTCGAAGGACACCATTCGCGCTATTGCTTACAATTACTTGAAGCAAAACATGACCAACAACGCAACGGTTGAACACGCAAAAGTTGTTGAAGGTGTTTCGTTGGTTGAGACATGGATAATCGAAGGCGAGAACGACAAGTCTAAAAACTTTGGCTTCGACCTACCGGAAGGAACGTGGTTTGGTTGCATGAAAGTCGAGAACGACGAAGTGAAGCAACAGATCCAAAACAAAGAAGTTCTTGGTTTCTCAATCGAAGGAAAATTTGAAGTTGAGAAAGAAATGTACATGAGTAAGCACGACGAGTTCGCTGCCATTCTTGACGAAATAAACGAACTTCTAAAAGGCGAGTAATGAACATTGAAGCAGGTGGTTTCCTGAAGGTTGAACTATTCAACGACGACGCTAACCTGTTTCTAAACGCACTCACGAAGATAACGAATGAGGGTGGTAAAATGGGTTTTAAGACGTATGGGTTAAATGAACAGGAAGTGAAGGTACTGAATGACATTCTCGAAAATTTAGGGTAAAAAAAACGGGGGTAACTACTCCCCCGTTCAAACCTAAAATCAAAATGTAATCAATGAAAAATCGAATTACGAAACAAATCTACGACATTTTATATCTAATCATCAAACAAACAATTAACAGAATTATGAATTTACGAGAAAAAGTAAACGCACTATTCGCAAAACACAACGTGTCACTCACAGCAGAAGAAACTGTTGTTGACGTGAAGCAAATGGTTGAGGCGATTCTTGCAGACGGAACGAGTATCTACTCGGACAGCGACACTTGGGCACCAGGCGTTCGTGTATTATCAAAAGACGCAGACGGCAACGAGGTTGTTGTGGCGGACGGAGAATACACAACAGCGGAAGGCGTTATTGTAGTCGTTGCAGACGGACTACTTGTTGAACTTAAGCCAATGGTTGAAGAAGAACCAGAGGTTGAAGTTGAAGAAGCTGAACAAGCAAAAGACGAATCACTAAGCAAAGAGGTTGAAGGACTTCTTTCGTTGGTTGCTAAGTTAGAAAGCGAACTTTCAGACGCTAAAAAAGCGAATGAGAATCTTTCTAGCGAAGTGACAAAATTAAGCGCACAGCCTGCCGCGACTTCAATCAAAGAAGTAAAGCAAGCAAAACAAACACCTTCTAAAAGCTACAACAAAATGTCGCCTGAAGAACGTTTCTTATTCAATCTTAAAAAATAAAAAAACAAACAATAAAAAATGGCTACTACAACAAGTTTGACCACCACGTATGCTGGTCGCGAAGCAGCAGGATATATCCGCGCTGCGTTTTTAAGCAACGAATCGCTTACTGCGGTTACAATCAAAGAGAATATCGAATACAAGCAAGTTGTTCGTCGTCTAGTTGACGAAGTAACTTTCGCAAATGCTACTTGCGACTTTACAGCAACAGGAACGGTAACACTTTCTGAGCGTATCTTAACACTTGAAAAATTCCAAGTACATCGTCAACTTTGCAAGAAAGATTTCTTAATCGATTGGGAAGCGCGTTCAGAGCAGAACGGAGAACTTCACGCTTCTTTGAGTGATGCTTTAATTGCTAACGTTATGGCGGGTGTTGCAGCACGCAACGAAGTGTTGATATGGCAGGGTGTTAACGCTAACGCTGGTGAGTACGCAGGTTTCGAAACTTTGTTCTTGGCTGACGCTGCTGTTCTTGACGTTGCTTCTCCTGAAGCCATCACTAGTGCAAACGTAATCGAGGAAATGGGTAAACTTGTTTTGACACTTCCAACACGCGTACGTCGTGCAACTGAAAAGCCTGTAATCGCAGTTTCTTCAAACGTTGCTGAAGCATACAGAACGGCTATCTTAGGTCTTGGCGGTGGTTACTACTTGTACCAAGGAGAATCAGTTGTAATGAACTGGCAGGGACAGTACGACGTTATTGAGTGCCCAGGAATGAGCGACGACACAATGGCTTTCTATCAGAAGTCTAACTTGTGGTTCGGTACTAACTTACTTGACCAATGGAACACCGTTGCACTTTTGGATATGTACCAATACGACCTTTCTGACAACGTTCGTTTCGCTTGTTCTTTCTTCGCAGGTGTACAATACGGTTTCGGTGACGAGATTGCATTCTACCAATACACTGCCTAATCAATACCATTCTAACCCTTGCATAATAGAGGTGGCGGCATAAACACCGCTCCTCTTTTGTGCTAATAAAAACATACAAATATGGCATGTGAATTAAGCGCAGGTTTTACACTCGATTGCAAAGACGGCATCGGTGGTATTAAGAAAATTATTCTTTGTGACACGGTTACTTCGTTAACTTTTGACGCAAACGAAATTGTTACTGCTATCGTTGGCCCAGTTTCAGGTGATTTGTACACATACGAATTACCAACGCAAACAGGATCGTTCGAAGAAACAATCAACTTCAATCGTGATGCAGGAACTATTTTCTACACGCAGACGGTAAACGTTATGTTAAACAAATTAAGCGCTCCTAAGCGTTTAGAATTGCAAACAGTTGCACAAGGTCGTCCAATGGTTTTCGTTAACGATTCAAACGACAACTGGTGGGCTGTTGGTTATGAGTACGGAGCAGACCTTTCAACGGGAACAGCAGCGACAGGAACTGCACTTGGTGACATGAACGGATACACACTTGCATTTGTACACGAAACTCCAAAGAGAGCGTACAAATTGAGCGGTACTCCTTTGTCAATTCTTGACTAATCAAAAAACTTTTACACACATAGGGACAAAACGTCCCTACGTGTTGTAATTTTAACGTAAAGGGAAAAGATAGAATGGTTTATCTCAACACAAACACAGCGAATCAATACGCGTATCTTTCGTTAGACGAAGGACGTGCGTACTTCAACGTTGCCTTTACTCATTATCTTCTTGTCATGACTTACGAAATGACAGGTGAACAACTCGCGCAAGTAGTCGAAGTAATAAACGAGAACGAACGCGTGACAAAAATAAGACTTACCACAGTTGGTTTGGTCGATGCAGGTCGTTATCATTACGAAGTATACGGACAAAACAGCAGCAGCAATATAGACCCAACCAACGCCGCCGTTCTTGGCTTGATTGAAAAGAGTTTAATGATACTTCAAGACGGAACAATTTTCTTTGACGTTTCTTCGCCAACGATTCCCGTTGACGTAATTTATACAGGTGCATAAAATGGAAAACAATATACAAGCAATTAATCTTTCAGCTTACGAACCAGTTGAAGCAATCGAGAAAGAGAATCGCGCGGGTTGGATTGACTACGGTTTTAACAACTTGTTTCCGCAGCACTTAATAACGCTTTATTACAATTCACCTATTCATAACGCGTTGACGAACTCAATTGCATACATGATTGAAGGCAAAGGTACCGGTACGATTCTCGATAACGCATTGCAAGGAATTGCTTTCGACTTAAAATTGCAAGGTTCATTTTGTGCTGAAGTTATTTGGTCGTTGGACTTCACTCGCATTGTACAAATCAATCACTTGCCTTTTGAAAATTGCAGACTTGCATACGACAAAGAAGAAGATGATATTACAGGAATTTTCTATTCAAAAGATTGGGCGAACACACGAAGCAAAAAAGGTAAACCCGAATTTATTCCTGCGTTCAATCCTTCCATCGCGCAAGAACAACCACGTCAAGTTATTTACGCACACGGCATGATGGCTGGTTCTTCGTACTACGCGAAGCCCGACTACTTCGGCGCGTTGAATTACGTTGAGTTATCAAATGGGAATGTATCACGTCAACAATATATTGAACGGTCTATTCCCTTCATTCATTATTAATTTCTTGAATGGTATTCCGCAGAAAGAAGAAAGAGAAGCAATACGTCGTGAGTGGGAAACACGTTTGAGCGGTGCAAGCAACGCGGGCAAGTTCTTAATGACATTTAACGAAGATCCTGCACGCGCTCCACAAATCGAATCGTTTCCTTTGTCGGACGCAGACAAGCAATATCAGTTTTTAAGCGAAGAAACAGCGAAGCAAATCATGGTAGGACACCGCGTTGTGTCACCACTTATTCACGGCATACGCGACACGACAGGATTCGGTTCGAACAAAGATGAAATGGTTGTTGGTTTAGAGATATTCAACAATCAAGTTATCAAGCCATACCAAAGAATCATTGAGCGTGTTTTCACTCCTATTTTGGGGGAAATAAATATCGAAATGAATTCGCCATTTGACGACGAAGTTGTTGTTGTTCAACCAACGGTGCAAACTGCTGAATTAAAAAAAAAAGTAGTTGCTGCTGAGAACAAGATAAGCGCAGAAGATAGCGCGTTGTGGTTGGCTTATCTTAAAGAGAAAGCGGAATACGTCAACGAAGAAGAATGGGAGTTAATTTCTGACGAAGAAGTAACTAACCCAGACGACGAAGAAAACTACCGCACCGAGTTTATGAGCGTTCGCGGTTATTCAAACCCCGACGAAGCGAGCAAAGAACTCGATACTGGTCTTTATAAAGTTCGCTATTATTACTCAAAGAATTTCACATACAAAGACGGAGAAATTGTAACGCGTGATTTTTGTCAAGAAATGGTTGCGCTATCAAAAGAAGGGGCGTTGTTTCGTTACGAAGACATTCAAGACATGAGCGACGCAGGGGTGAACGGACAGTTTGCACCTTCAGGAAGTTCAAGTTATAATTTGTTCATTTTTAAGGGCGGTGTTTATTGCCGCCATGCGTGGTTCAGAAAAGTCTTTGTACGCAAAAGAGAGAAAGGACGCTTCCTTCCTAACGACGGATTGAAGAACGACAGAGTTGTAACAGGCGGTGTTGCAAACGAACTATTTCCAAAAGGCGAAGAAGCGGTTCGTCCTAACGATATGCCGAATAGAGCATCATTAAAATATAAATAAAAACTACAATGGCACTACAACCCGAAGTTCTACTCATTGACGAAAATTATATCAAAAAATATACATGGATAAACGGAAGCGTTGACCCGTTGCTTATGTATCCTGCTATTTATTTAGCGCAGGACAAGTACGCACAACTGTATCTTGGAACTGACCTTTACAATCGCATAAAAGAAGACGTGGTGAACGACGACATTACGGGCGCATACGCAACCCTTCTTGACAATTACTTGCGAAGAATGATAATGTGGTGGACTATGTACGAAGTGTTGCCTCATTTGTACGTTAAAACCGACAACGGAAGTTTAGTAATTAGAACAAGCGAAGATACTCAACCAATAAGCCAAACCGATTTACAAAACTACCGCGATCAAGCGCGTCAACAAGCGATGTTTTACACGCAACGAATGGTTGACTATTTGTGTCAGAACTCAAGCGACTTTCCTGAATACACAACGAACACAACACAACAAATTTGGTCGCAAACAAATGTATATCCTTCTAACGCTTTCGAGATTAGTTCAGGACGCGACAGACGACCATACGAATACAGAAGACCGGGACTTGGTTGGATTAGATAACTAAAAAATAAAACATGGCTACAAGGGGACGAAAGAAAGACATGGTAAAACAAAAGATTTACGAAGAAAAATTTCGTAAGTATCTAATCAAAAAAGAAAAACAAATAAAGAAGTTGAGCAATGAAAATTAACGCAGAAGGTTACGCACTAATAAAGAAGTTTGAAGGTTGTCGATTGAAGGCTTATAAGTGTCCTGCTAACGTGTGGACTATTGGCTTTGGAAATACTTTCTACGAAAACGGCGACCGCGTGAAAGAAGGCGATGTAATAACGCAACAACGTGCGGACGAATTAGCGAAGTTTATAATCGACCAGTTCGCCGTTTCAATCGCACCGTTCATTTTGCAACCGCTCAACGAGAACCAATTTAGCGCGTGTGTTTCACTTGCGTACAACATCGGAACGGGTGGGTTCAAACGTTCGTCGGTATTTAAGAAATTAAACATCAATCCAACAGACCCAACAATAGCTAATTCTTTTCGTTTGTGGAACAAGGGCGGCGGTGTTGTTTTGAAAGGTCTTGTTCGTCGTCGTGAAGCTGAGATACAACTATATTTTAAAGCATAACGAAAATTATATTTTAACGTGAACACAGAAACCGAAATAGCTTTGATACACGAAGAGCTTCAAAATATGAACAAGAAGATAGACCGAATCTATCACGTGTTGATTGGTGACGACGAAATGAAAATTGAAGGTCTTGTATCTAAGGTTCAAAAGCACGATAAGTACATAAGCAACCAACGTTTACAGGTTGCGCGTTTGGGTGGTATTGCAACCGCTGCAGGTGTCGTTGGTGGTTTAATTGTTCAACTAATTTTAAAAATGATATGAAAGACTGGTTAAAATCTTTGTTAAGTAATTGTTCGAAAGTATCTAGCAAGCGAGTTATTGCTATATTTGTTGTAACAAATTTGATTCTTTTAAGTTACATCGCTACGTTTTCTGAATATGACTGTCCAATTGCAATGTACGACACGCTCGCATTGTTAACAGCAGGTTTGTTCGGTGGTACTGTGATTGAAAAGTTCACTAAAAAAACAAAGAATGGCAAGGGAACTAACGACAGCGAGAACAATAGCAGCGGAAATTTGTAGTAAGTTTTCAGAAACTCCTTCGCTCACGTTAGCGAAAAAATTGTTTACTGAATATCCTGAAGTCTATAAAAACATCGAAGCGGCACGAAGTGTTATTCGTTTGATTCGTGGAAAGAATGGCGACTTCAATAGAAAAGTAACAACA